AGACTATGAAAATTTACATCTCAAATTACCGCGATCACTGGCTTTCGCCTTATAAAATCCTTGAAAAAGTATTTTTTTGGCGCGAAATTGACTATGATGAGCCACTTATTGAAAAATGGTCTGATCGACTAGTGCCAATTTGCACTGCGTGGCAGAAATTCCTTGATTTTGTGCATCCTCAAGTCAATTATGTGAAAATTGATAAGTATGACACTTGGAATATGGACTCTACTCTCTCAAAAATCATCTTGCCAATGCTAAAACAGCTTAAAGCTACTAAGCATGGCTCTCCTTTCACTGATGATGAGGATGCTCCGCAAGAATTGCGGTCTACTAGTGCTCCTGCAAAGGAAAATGAGTGGGATATTGATGGCAACCACTTCAAACGCTGGGATTGGATCATGGACGAAATGATCTGGGCCTTTGAACAGAAGAATGCTGATTGGGAAGAGCAATATCGTTCTGGTGAACATGATATTATCTGGGAAAAAGATGAAAAGACTGGATTGTCACAAATGAAGACTGGTCCTAAGGATACTTATCAGTGCGACTATGAAGGAATGAAAGTTCATCAAGCTCGTATTGATAATGGACTTCGCTTGTTTGGCAAATACTACAATGGGTTATGGGATTAATGTTTAATTGGATTAAAGATGACTATCGATCTCATCCTTTTCGCTTTTGCGTTGAGCTTATTGCTTGGGCAATCAGTATCGCTTGCGCCATTGTTATGGCAGCCACTGTCCCCGATCCTCCGCTATTGGCTTTATATCCTATTTGGATTAGTGGGTGTATTATGTATGGCTGGGCTGCTTATTCTAGGAAATCATTTGGTATGCTAGCTAATTATTTGTTACTAGTAACTATAGACTCAATTGGATTGGTTAGAATGTTATGAATGAATGTGTAATTTACGACTTTGAAACATTAAGTCAAGACCAGCTAAAAGGTGTAGTAACATCCTTTGCAATGCTCTCATTTAGTGAGAGCCGCTACATTAATAATCCATATTCTTATGAAGAACTCGTTGATTCTTGTAAGTATATCAAGTTTGATGTAGAAGAACAGATTACTAAATTTGGTCGTAAAATTAGTAAGGACACTGTTGATTGGTGGGAGTCTCAAGGAGAAGAAGCTAAGAAGCAAATTCGTCCTTCAAAGATCGATCAATCTATAGAAACCTTTTACGCATTCATTATCAATAAATGTGAATGTCCAAAGATTAAAAAGTCTTTTACTCGTGGTAATACTTTTGATCCTATGTTTCTTCAATACTTAATGGCCGACACAGGTCATCAAGATCCTTTTCATTGGCGCAGCGTTCGTGACACACGCTCTACAATTGAAGGTATGTCTTTTGGAATGAATCTAGACAATGGATTTATGCCAGGAGAATTAGCTTCTAAGTTCGTAAAACACGACCCACGTCATGATATCGCAATGGATGTCATGCGCATGCAACTTCTTGCTCAAGCTATTCTTGGCAAGTAACGGTGTACAATAATTCGTTCATATGGTATAATTAATTATGAAAATCGCACTAGCATCAGATCTCCACCTTGAATTTGGTACAATCAGTCTAACCAACGATGAGAACGCAGATGTTCTTATCTTGTCTGGTGACATTATGGTTGCTGAACGTCTTGGTGATCACGATCCATTTAATCTTATGGGTGAAGCAACTGCTTCATTTCGCTTTCACACATTCATGCAAGAATGTTCTGCACGATTCCCTAACGTAATCTACGTTGCAGGTAATCATGAACACTACAATGGTGACTACGCTGTAACACTTCCAAAGCTAAAAGAGAAGTTTAGTTATCTTAAGAACGTTCATGTTCTTGATAAAGAGTGTGTTACACTTGGTGATATCACATTCATTGGTGGTACTCTTTGGACTGATATGAACAAGGAAGATTCACTCACTCTTTATCACATCAAGAATGCAATGAATGACTTTCGAATTGTTGATAACAGCAATCGCAAAGTTACTCATAAAGTTCCTCTTTATAAGAAAGATGATGATGGCAACTATTTAAAAAATGAACAGGGTTATGCAATTCAAGATGGCTTTAAGTTCAAAGAAGATGCTGCTCGCTTTTCGCCTGAAGATGCTGTTGAAGATCATTATAAAATGATAGAATATATCAAGCATATTGTTGGTGGAATGCACAATAAAAAGTTTGTTGTTGTTGGTCATCATGCTCCAAGCAAGATGTCTACTAAGCCACGCTATAAACATGATACTCTTATGAATGGTGGTTACTCATCTGATCTAAGTGAATTCATGCTTGATCATCCTCAAATCAAAGCATGGACTCATGGACACACTCATGATAAGTTTGATTATATGATTGGATCTACTCGTGTGATCTGCAATCCTCGTGGTTACATTGGCTATGAAGATTGTGCTGATCGTTTTGAATTACAATATTTTGAAGTTTAATGGAGAATAAAATGAATACATTTACAGCCCGTGTTGAATATGATGAAGAAACCGATGAATACATCTTGCCTTTGACTGATGAGGTTTGTAACGAACTTGGTTGGCATACTGGTGACACTATTGATTGGAAAGACAATGGTGATGGCTCTTATATTTTGACAAAAGTTCAAAAGAAAGTGGCAACTGAAAAGGTATTAGTTGAAACTGTTTCTACATTCCGTATGCGTTATGTAGTTGAGGTGCCTGTTGGTAAAAAAGAATGGGCACTTGATACAGTGACTATGAATGAAGCTGAAGAGTTCTCTCAAGAACACATTGGTGAACAAATCATTTCTCATCGTGTAATTGATAATGAAGAATATCTTCGTGTCTTTAATGAAGACAATGATTATCTAAAGTCTTGGAGTGATGAACAAAAGTTTAAGTTTGTTACTCCACTTCCAGAAGATGAAATTGAGCACTCTCCATCTTATTTTGATTTTGAAAGAAACAAGTGAAAATCTATCTCGACATGGACGGAGTTTTAACTAACTTTGAAAAGCGCTATGATGAATTGTTTGGAATCAGACCTTCTGAAAAAAATGCTCGCACATCTCATTTTTGGCGCCATTTTGAACAATTCATTGTAGAAGGAAATTTTAGAACTCTTGAAAAGCATCCAGATGCTGACAAGCTTCTTCAATTCGTGCATGAAATGCGTGTCCCTGTCGAGATCCTTACATCATCTGGAGGTGAAAAGCATCATGCCCAAGTAACTAAAGATAAGATTACATGGCTATGTAATAATGGAATTCCATACAAAGCTAACGTTGTTCCTGGCGGAAGTAAGAAAGCTATGTTTGCTGATCCGTGGCATATTCTAATTGATGACACTCCTCATGTTGTTGAAAAGTATCGTGCTGCAGGTGGTACTGCTATTCTTCATTATGATATTAACGTAACTCTAAAAGAGCTTGCTCAACTTCATTTGGAGTGGCAAGGTGGAGAATGAACTTAGTTGCACAAGTTACTATTGATCGTTATCAAGTATTTAATTTAGATCCACGTGATCTTAAGAGCTATATTACAACTCAATTGGCTGATATACTTACAAATGAATTCATAAAGAATATGACTATCACTTCTCATACAAATTTTAATGATAATAGTATTACGTATGTAGGGTCTATAAGTGCTAGTCCATACATTTATAATATTGGAGCTAATGGACCTATTGGAAGTTCTACAATAGCTGCGTCATCACTTAATTCCAATTCTAGCTATTCCCAAATAAACATGCGTGTGGTAGAATATACTAAGAATGGCAAAGTTACACGAGTCGAACTTCAAAAATATGATGAAAGTAATAATGACTGGGTCAAAATCCCACGAATTAAAATTGAGGAATGATCATGAACAACTATAATCCAGCATCTGCACAGAAACTTAATTCTTTGTCAGCACTATCAATTAATATTCCAGAAGCTATAACATATCAATTTCAAGTAGTAGAATATATGAAAGATGGCAAAGTTGCTAAAGTTGAAATGCAAGTTCAAGCTACTACACATGATAGCTATGGGAACATTGCTCGCTCTAGTGGATTTGTTGCAGTTCCTCGTATTCAACTTCCTCTTATTGATCACAAATGAATATCTTCTATCTAGATCGCGATCCTAAGACTTGTGCTGAAATGCACAATAATAAACATTGCGTAAAGATGATTCTTGAGTATGCTCAATTACTATCTACTGCACACCGTGTTCTTGATGGCAATCA